GAAAGAATCTGGTAGTGGGCGAATACTAGGTCTGGTCAGCTTACCGATTAGACTCGTTTATTGTGTAGGGACCAGGTTGTTAGGTATCAACAGTGCCTGGATTTGAGTGAGTCTATCCGTCAAGCCGAATGGTGATCCTCATTTACCACTGTCCAGTGCTGACTATTCAGCGAGAGTTCGTCAAACTCTTTCCCCCTGGACACCTAACGGTCTGAATCTCTTCATCCCGTATCACTGACCCTTGCCGAGGATCTGACCAACTTCCCTTCAACTGGGTATATATGGCAAGGACAGCACTAGTCAAAAAGTCGTCAGAACTGAGACAGATGCGAACCAGAATCGCGAATAGGCGGGTGATTGACTCACCACTTATCTTGCCTCTGTCACCCAAGTCGAAGCATTATCTTCCTGAGTACCACACACTGAGGGACGGTCAATTCTGACAGAAACCGTGAGCCTCACCCATAATTGTACATCACCCTCATATCCATGTCAACGACCTACCAACTGCATAGCTTGACAGACTTACAAAAACGTATAAACACCACATATCCCACCCTCTCATTAAGCTATAAGCCCTTACATTATAACAGATTGGCGAGTTTTTAAAAAATATGTACATAAAATTTAGTCGCGTATTGACATTCGTATGTCGATAGACTAACATTCCTCCAAGGCTGGAACACATAAGACACGTCACACAGGGAGGATTGATGAGATTCAACACAAAGATTCAGTTCACAACAGATCTCAGCGAGCCAGAGAAAGAGTATGTCAACGATGCCTTGATATCACGCATGTATGAGTACTTCTCCAAAGAGTTCGAGACAGTGGCTCAAGTGGCAACAAAGTTTTGCCTGGATGGAAAAGGAGTCTGCCTGTTTGCTACCAGCTACAGAAACGAGATGGACGAGGTCATGATCATTGGCGTAGAAACAAAGGATTTAGTTACAGCCAAGTATTTGCAAGACGAGTTCCATGAGTCCATGCGTGAGTTTGCTGAAGAAGGTTCCGAATTTTCGTCCTCCTGGATCAACCCAGAACTTAACTGAGAGAGAATCATGATCAAGGCCACAACATATACTCCTGTTTACGACAGGACAAAAGAACAAGAAGACTCCCCAAGCCACATCGATAAACGCACCTTAAAAATCGCCTGGTGGCTCCTGAAAGACCGTCGAGACTGGCTTGTACACGGTGAGCCACCCACAGGCTGGACAGATAAAGTTGCCATGGCAAAAGAGGTGCAAAGAATCATGGATTTGATCGAGGTCCATTTCAATTCTCATGAGTCCCCGAGGGAGCATTTTAAATGAACGCTGACGAAAAATGCCCTGACTGCGAAGAGGTTTGGGCTGTATGCGAGTGCGTCGAAGACAAGTTCACCGATGCTTACTGCAAAGAGTGCGGTAAACACGAAGAAAAATGCCTGTGCGTAGATAACGAATGGGAGATCGAAACTGATGACGATGAATAAAGATGAAACCCTCCACTCCCTAATCGGCATCCAGCCGAAGCACCTGAGGCTTATCCAACTGCACCTGAACCAGTATTTCCGGTTGCTAAGTGAGCAGATGCAGGAGGGAGACGATTTCACAGAAATAACGATCTCGGAGTTACGGTATTTGGACGGTCTGATTTCTGGCATATTCGGAGATGATTTCAGCCTGGTTAAAAAGGAATCAAGCAATGCTTGTATCGATTGATCCCGACCTGATCACGATCAACTCTTTGACAGTAAACGGCATCACCATCGAGTTGGTCAAAGAGATAGATTGCCCTTTGGGATTACCGTACACCCTCCGAACAACGCCAAGAATCATGACAAGTGAAGACCCATGCTTTTTCGGCGATTATTGGAAAGCTCAAATACATTTCAAACGGATGGTAAATCGCGTGTTACCCATGATTGAGAGGAATTGAAGATGGACAAGAGCAGAAAAATTGTATTTCACATGGCTCGTAGAGCGATCTGGGCCAAAAGAGAGTTGCGGAGACATGACAAGTCGGGATTCCAGAACCCACATCTGCGATTTGCGATTCACCTGGCATCCAACGAGGCTCATGAATGCTATCGCGTTGCGAAACTGGTTCTTAAAGATGTGGAGTCTGAATGATGAACTGGACAACAATTGACGGTAGAAGCTGGTCGATTACAGTTGGCGACAAAAAGGCTTTGGTCTGTCTTCTGGAGGATGATGCAACTTACGCCTCCGGAGTTTGGATTCTGGGAGAAGAGGACTGGGAAGGGCATGGTTTTATTGGCAAATTCGACTGCATCAAAGAGGCTAAAAAGGCTTGCCTGGACGAGATTGAGAAAATCAATGCTCAGGAAGAGGCTGAGAAGCCAAAACCTTCTGTGATCCTGCGTGGAAGAATGCATTATTCTGCCTACACGGAAGATCACGAAACGGTCAAACAAGCGGCACTTTCGGCCTATTGGGCGATTACAGATGACGCTTTTTTCCCTGGCACAATAGAAGCCGAAGGCAAGGTTGTCTGGATGAGCCAATTGTTTACAAATGACGACTACCCAACGCTGGCAGTTCTTGCTGGAATCTCTGACGGAGGTGATGAAAATGAGTGATAGCGACATGGCATCAAAGCTAATAGCAGTGATTGTTGAACAACGCAACCAAATCGTTGAGCTTGAGTCCCAAATCTTTAGGCTAAATCAGGCTGTGGAGGCTCATGCTATCAGCGGTATAGGGGAGCTTAACCAGTACCTCATGGATAATGAGATCGGCATAGTCGGAGATATGACTGCAAAGGCAGCTTTAGACCACATTAAAAACCTTGAGACCGAACTGGAATGCAAGACGAACACCCAACCTGATCCACCAGAGCCGGAGGATGCTTATCTGAGCGACTTTAGGGTGCTGAAAACGGCGATTGAGATAGTCTCGTATGCAATGGACTCAAGGCCTAGAGACTTTGAATCAGCAATCTGCACAGAGACAAAGCGTCTCATCAGAAGTTTCACCGAGAATGTGAGGTTGTGGGATGGGCTGGACGATCTTGAACCGTACCTATGGAGCAGTTTGGGATCTGGGGAAGAACACCTTGTTGATAGGGAGTGGAAGAAATGAGCGCGGAGTTGCTAACACCAGAAGTCGTCGATGGATGGAAGCGTGTTGCAACTGCGCAACTGGAGAACTATCGTGAGCGAATTGTCATTCCCACAACTCTACTTCTTGCCATGATCAACAAGATCCAGGCTAACGAGGCTAAAATGAATGCGTCTGAGCGAACAACTGTCTATGGCATTGATCCTGTTTTCTATACGGACGAAGAGGTCAAATTGCTGATGGACGATATCATCGGTCGAAAAAAACTTGATCAGGATAAGTGGGCTGAAATCATCAGGGATGCTCGCTCGAGAATGGCCGAGAAAGAAAAAATCGAATCTTCCCTTGCGCCCTGATCATCCATGAGATAGAATTCATCCGTCCCTTACCACCTACTCGAAAGGATAGAGAAATGTCATACGAAGATGAGATCGAAGAAACAGAAGACGAAGTCTATGGCTACCGAATGACCGAAGAGGAGGCAGAAGAAGGCATGACAGCCTTAATCGAATCCACCTTCACGCCTGAAAAACTTCGGAAACGTGGGCGTTTAGCCTATAAAGACCTGGTAGAAATGTACGAGAAGGCGGGAGAATGGCCCAACTGCGAAATAAGGCAGTCAGAAGACTTTGCCAAGAAGTTGCTCAATCAACTTGAATGGGAATTGAACATCTGACTTGCTAAATCCTAATTCTGCGTGTACAATATTCACTCAGTCCTGGTCACGGACGATCAGAATCCATCAGCCCCTTGAGCTTGTTGCTTGAGGGGTCTTTTTTTTAATACTGAACATCGATTTCACGCACAGAATACGGGTAACAGCCTCTCGGAGGCAATCTCCTGACAAAGTTACCCACATTGACCTGTTCGTCGTCCGTAGGTGGCTTTACAGGCTCGCTATTGGCAATCCCTGCCATCTTGTTTCTACGCTTGATCTCAGCAGCAAAAGCTCTAGCCCCAGGCATCCCTAGCGACTTTTTAATTTTTGCTTTCCTGCACTCCTTGCAGACAACAGCCGAGTTTCCCGCCAAAGCCTCCTTGTCATTATTGACAATAGAGACAGTAACGGTTAAGTCGTTGATCCCACAGTAGATGCAGGAGCGTTTGTCACGCCCCACAATGGTTATCCAGTTCGTCACGATTCGATCCTTCTTCCAAGCATTACACCGTCGATTTCAACGTATTCAAATTCATCCTGAGTTGGCCCAGGCATCAGGCAGTCCTCGGCATAGTCAACGCCGCATGGGCAATTTCCATCCTCATCGCAATCAGCTGAGAAGATCACGGGCAACCATGGATTATTTGGTAACGGTGTTCCGAAGTGATTGTTCAAGTATTTTCCATGCTGTTGCTGCCACAACCGGAACCTGGCCGTTCCCAAGGGCTTTAAGCCTTCCCACCCTATCGGCCACCCCATGATCCAACCGACCCACAGAGGGTTCAGCTGACCACCAGTCTTGGATTCGTCTCTCTCTCTCTCTCTCTCTCTCTCTCTCTCTCTTGCAAAGACCTGTCTGGGCAGTTGGTCCAACCGATTCCGTACAGTCCCGTCCTTGTTGATCGATGTGGTCTTCTGACCCGCAGTATCCTTCCAGTCCCGGCTGTTGGGAGTGACCCACTTCTCTTTCGCACAAGATCCAGATGCGTTTTCTGAGGTGGTTAGCTCCACAGTCGGCAGCAGATAACACTGTCCACGCCGCATCAAACCCGAGGTCGGCCATTTCTCCGAGAACTCTGTCGAGTCCCCTTGAGGTAAGGGCTGGGACGTTTTCCAGGAAAACGAATCGGGGTTCCACTTCGCGAATGACTCGAACGGCTTCAAAGAAGAGCGATGATTTTTCGCCATGTATACCTTCCCCCTTGCCAGCCAGACTGATGTCCGTGCAAGGAAATCCGGCAGCGATCACATCCACATAGTTTCGCCAGCCTGTTGCGTCAAAGGTCTTTATGTCGTCGTGAATATGCATCTCGGGGAGGAACCCATCGGCAATCCTCTGAGCCAGCACCTTGCGGCAATATGGATCAATCTCCACAGCACAAACAGGCGTATGGCCCAGTAGTAATCCACCAAGGATTCCTCCACCAGCCCCAGCAAATAGATGCATTTCCCGCATATGACACTCCAGTAGACCCTGTAAATATGTCAACGCAGAATATCATAATACATGTCAAACAGCAATCACTCTTCTCATATTACCGCATAAATGCGTATATCCTAACGAGATACTATCCACGCAGTCGTCATGTACATCCGCAGGAGTACCAGTAAACGAATCAATCTCCTCGAAGCATGCATCCGTCCAGCCACCAAGAACATAGAAAATGTTTCCAGCAGATGCCGCGCGGCTAAAAGGGACTGCCCTTGTCAATTTGTTTGACCCAGGTGAACTCCAGGCAACACGCCTTCCGGCCAGATTCTTTAGTTGATTCTGCAACAACCGTTTGCCAGCCGATCCAGGCTCAACTTCAATCACAATCGTTGTCCCAGGTCCATCTTCATCTGATGTTTGCGAGATCTTGGGATCAACGTCCTCAGCCGAATATTGCTGGCGAATCTGGTCAAAGATGATCACCTTCTCTGTTCCTGGAATCAGGCCCATTAGCGTCCCAACCGTGTAATCCGACCTTCGGCCCACAGTGGCAGCACAGTCCCAACTCCGACACATAATGAGCCGTTCAGGTATCGGGCCTTGCCATGGTCTGATCCATGACGACTTCATCAATGCCCCGTCCGTGTCGCAAAACAGCCCTTCAACCTCCTGTTTGTAAAATGCTCCATCATATGCCGCCTTAAGGCTTTGCACGAAGAAGTCAGGGTTGAATGTGTTGGAGTAAGATGGAGCATGAATCATCTCGGCGATGCCAGCCTGTATGGCTCGATATTCCCACCTGTTCTTCCCCCGAGGGGTAAAAGTCGCCCATAACTTACCTGGATTCTTTCTTAAGCGACCCAGCAGAACCTTATACGTATCCTCGTCGCAGAAGCTGGCCTCATCCATGTACACAGCCCCAGCATTAGTTCCCCGCAACCTGTCCGGCTTGTCCGCAGATCTCCAGAGAATTGTCCGGTCGCCTTTGACCTTCGTTTCCATATCCGTTTTGTTGTGGCTCATGATCAGGCCAGACTGACCGTAAAGCTCTTCAAACATACGAAAAGTGGAGTCTTTCAGGATCGTGAAAGTCGGTGCAACGACAATCGTAAGCGTTCCTTTAGGCTGGTTCATGATCTCGATCACACCAGCGCGAGTCTTCCCAGCACCAACCCCACCCACAAAAAATTTCTGCTTTGACGGAGAGACCCAGAACTGCAACTGTTGAGGCGTAAACGTGCTGACATTATGTATCTGACGACGACCCGTCTTCTCCTTCCGAAGCTGCGAGAACAGGGAGTTCTGATTCATTCGTTCCAACCGGAAGTCGTCCTGATCCATCGACATATTTTTTGACATTTTCGTTCCCTTGGTACTGCTTCGAGAGTTCTGAACTAATTTCTGCCAGTGTTTTTCCTGCGATCCTTTGCTCAACCTGGTCGTTCGACATCTGGCGATCCCAGAACTGCAACTTGACCTCAGGCTTCGCGAATTCCATGCCTCTGGTACGCTCGAGCCACCATGCCGCAGGAATCCAGTTCCCCTTCTTGGCAGCATCCAGGATCACGTTTACACACAAGTCTCTGGTCGCATTCTGGGCATTATCGAAATCTATTTTTCGCTGTGGGTTCTTCTTCATATACAGCCAGAGCGTTTTGCGGTGAACACCGATAGCTTTGGCGATTGCACTGATCTCATAACCCATCTTTGCCGACTCAATAATCTTGGCCCAGTGATTACGTATCTTCTTCTGAGGCTGATTGTTAGCCAACCCCTTGCGAGTCAGGAACGCCGGCTTCGTCGTCATCAATTCCAGATTGGCTTCAACGTCATCCGAAAAGTCATAACGAGTATCAAGATTAGGAACCTTAACAGACTTCTTCGGCTTAACTTTGGGAGTAGGCTCGACTTCGGCTTCGGTTTCAATCTCGGCTTTATGAACAGTTGTTTTCGGTGGTCGTCCACGCTTTTTAGGCGTTTCACCGGATTCAGATGGGGCTGATTTCTTTGCCATAATTGCTTGTCGCTTCCTCGATGGAGTCGGGTTCCAGCGTCTGTTCAATAATGTCCACAACGATTTCCGGCACAGCACCCATCTCCGCTCCAGCAGCGATATAGAGTGCCATTTCGACAGGGTCAATCACCCTATCAGGCTCGACAACGAGAACAGATAAGCATTCATTCATATGTATATATTAACATGTTATGTCGATATAGGCAATCTAAATCGTGTTACTTTTTGTGTTGACATATTCTGTGAAATTGTGTACATTTATGCCGTCGGACGTTACGTCTGAATCCACGGGTCGTCAATAGGTGACGAGAGGGGACGGATTCCAAAGCAAAGCAGGTTCAAATCCTGTCCCGTGGGTTGGCTGCCAGGTCGCATACTTCTTCGGTATGATCCTCAAGACACGCTCGGCCTGGTTCAGCCTTTCACTTTTACTACAGGATGGGGAGGAAAGCAGTGTTGACAGAAGAAAACAATGACCTGGTCGTAGTCGCCAAAACGTGGATTCAAGCCCCTAAGGACTCAACCCCGATTGAGTTCGAGGAAGTCTGGGATCTGGATGGATCGTCGCACCGAGGTGCAGCGAAACAAAGGCTCGAAGTGGTTTTTGGGGATCTCCATAAGTACGGACTGGCAAACAACTTTGAATTAGTAGAAATTTTTACTGATTCGGAACCTGGCAAGCGTGGGCCGAAGTCTACGACATACCTAATGTCTTACAACGTCTTCAAGCACTACATCTCATCCAGTCAAACGGAACGAGGATACCGGACACGGGCAAAACTTCACCAGGCTGAAGAAGAGCTTGAACGCATCAAGAGAAACTTGTCTCCTGCTCAGGCGTTGCTTCAACAAGTCCAGATGATGGTCGAGATCGAGCAGAGACAGTTGGAAGTAGAATCCCGTGTCTTGCGTCTTGAGAGCGAATCTGGCTCAGGCACTGGCTACAACACGATCAAAGGCTACTGCCGACTGAACGACATCTCCGCTCCTCAGCACTTAGCCAATAAGTGGGGGCGAACAGCCAGCAAGCTGGCAAGACTGCAAGGCGTAAGAATCGGAAAGGTTCCTGACGAACGTCACGGTGAGGTGAACTCCTTCCCGATTGCATTCCTCGAATCTCATCACGAAACTATTTTTGAATCCTGAAGATCCTCCCTACCCATGGATGGGGAATCTCTAAGGACTGCCACTTGCAACGTCATCACTATCTCGGCGCGTCGGAAATTGCCTGTATTTTAGGCATCTCGCCATTTGGCGACAAATTTAAAGTCTGGTATGGAAAAACCCATCCAAGAGAATTCGATTCAACTCCGACAGGCAAGATGCAACTGGGGCTTGATACGGAAGACTTCGTCCTGACACAGTTTGAAAAGCGGTTTAATACAACCGTCACTCGCAAACAAGAGCGGATGCGTCACTGGCTCGAAGATTGGGCTGGTTGCACGCTTGACGGTATGGCTGTTGTAAACGGCGAGAAAGCCGTGATTGAAGCCAAAACAATTGGCACATCGATTTACAACACGCCTCCTGATTACTATGTCATCCAGGTTCTCTGGCAGCAGTGGGTTGCTGGCGTTGATCAAGGTTATCTGGTCGTCTGGTCTACAAAAGATCTTGCGTTTGAATCCTATCCGATTCATATTGCAGACCATCAGGATAAATTGACCGAAGCTGTTCAGGCCGGAAAAGAATTCTGGATGAACCATGTTGTAACCGAGATTCCACCGGAACGAAATACAACTGAGCGTGCAGAAAAGGAATTGCCGGAAGATTTGCTCGAGGAATATTGTCACGTCCAGGACCAGATTAAAGATCTGACAATCAGAAAAGATATTCTTCGCCAGCAGATCGTTGAGGCTATGGGATGTCCTAGCGAATTGAAAAGCCAGTCTTCAAAATTCCAACTCGACATCACGACGACACAGACCAAACGGCTCAACTCGAAAAAACTGGAGAGTGACAATCCAGATCTCGTGCAAAATTATTTTGAAACCTCGAGCAGTCAAAGGGTAGTTGCCAAAAGATTATCTGCTCGAATTTCCTGATTTGATTTTGAAGGCCTTCTTAAACAAGTCCATCGCTTTAGGCTGACCCTTAACAGGGTTGGCCTTTTCTGTTTCTGTGGGCATATCCATGGCATGCGTATTGATCACGCAGTTTTCCCAAGGTCTTAGCTGGACGGTTGGAGCAGTAGCCACTGGCTGAACAATCGCTTTTGAACCTGGAATGAGTTTACGAATTTCAGTCTCTGTTGCTGTTCCATACTTCTCCGTCATCGCCGAAACAATCACATCGTTGATCGTTGTTCTGCCTTCCATGGAAATCAACTTTAATTTAGCCCATAGAGCTTCCGGCATAACAATAGAGGCCCGCCTTGAGGCAGACCTCCTTCCGGTTGGATGATTATTTTTCTTGTACTTCTTGTCTGGCTTCTGAGTCATGTATCTATCCCTTAGAGATGAGATTCCATTCTCACAAACCAGTCCATTGAAGTCAATCACGCAGCCAGTACTGGGTTACGGATTAGAGCGATCATGTCAAGTACGGCTTCTGTGAGGCTCACAGGCCCATACTCTAAGTCATCGCTCAAACTACCGTCCATGTGCATCAATCGCCCATCCGAAGTCGGTATCAGCCAGTTACCATCACCGCAAACGACTTCGTCAGGAGATCTTAAGTAAGACTTTATCCAGGCACAAGGCAGAGAATCATCTGCAAAGTTGCCCACCAGAGCCAGAGCGAAATCCTTAGGGCAAGGTTCACCCCCTCTCCAGTTCGACCAGGTCGAAACAACATGAGAATCGTTAACAATTTCAAGGCCCATACCGAAGCTAAGAGTAGACATACGAACACTTTCTATCCTACCGAAGGTGCAAATAGGTATCGCCAGACCAAACAAACACCCATCGTGAGTGAAAGAGCTTGATCTGCGCGGATGTATACTACTGAACATCGAGACACCAGTCAAGAGCTAAAGAGTGGGTATCAGGAAAAAGCTCTAAAACATTCCGTTTCTGCCATTCCTGACTACCCTAAACCCTTTTAGCTCATATTGTTAACGCGATTGCGAATTTTCGCTTCCTGCCATGGGTCAAGCTGGCTTAACCAGCCCCTTCGCTTTCATCGCCGACTCAGCCATGTACTCCTTGTCCTGGTGGACCTGTGAGTAGACCTTCATGATCATCGTTACGTCCCTGTGGCCCATCAGCTTTGCCAATGTCACAGGATCAACTCCGTTTTGCAAAGCCTGTGTGCAGTATCCTTTACGGAATGCTCCAAGGTGAATTTTGACTCCAAACTTATTGCGAAGACGAATCATCGCATCCTTTACGGATGTCTTATTCCATGGATTGCCCTGTGTGTTGACCATAATTGGCCCCTCAGAGCGTCCCTTGGCGTAATCCGACAGAATATCCATAGCCCGATCCGATGCGATGTAGACCGTTCTGGCGTACTTCTTGCCCTTGGCCTCTGCCGCAGGGAACACGATCACTCGCTCATCCTTACGGAAGTGCCGAGCCTCGACCAGAACCAGTTCCTGAGGTCGCATACCTGTGTCCCAGGCAAGAATCATAAGATCCTTAAGCGGAGACTCAGGGATGTTGGACTCGATAAACGACCACTGCTCAGGCGTTATGTAATCTTCTCGGGCTTCGGGAGAACACTTTTCAAGATGCTCAACTGGGTCAATCTCGATCAGCCTGTTCTTTTTGGCCCAGCTAAACAGCCTTTTGATAGCCCGTGCGAAGTTGTAACGGCTGTTGGCCTTCCATGTCCGCTGGCTGGAAATCATGAGAGAAATCTGGCTCAAGCTGACATTCTCTGCCACCGTATCTCCTTTCACGTACTGGGCTAACTTATCAAAATACATACCATACCACTGCCACGTTCGCTCGGAACGAGACGTTTTCATCTCCTCAATGAAGGCATCACAGATGGTTTTGACCGTTGGCTTGTTCGATTCCTCAGGAACCCCACCAGCCATGATCAAGTGCCATTTGGCCCAAGATTCTGCCTTGCTTTCTGCCAACTTTATCTGCCGCTTACCAACTTGTAAGTACCACGCTCTACGTGATTTACGGTAGAACGGTTCATTTCGCGATTCCATAGCTTGTACTCGCATTTACTGCCAGTACAACAGAATATAGCCGTTTACGAACTCTAACGTCTCGCTGTAAGTTCTTATTGTCTAAGGAATGGAGACGATCGGGATCGAACCGACAACCCCCTGCTTGCAAAGCTGAGGGCAAACTGTTGTACTGTATGGGTTTAGGTCATTTTCATCCCGCCGAACAGCTCGACGGGACAAGAGTGAATTTAGACTTCCGACCACCTGACTGTCAAGAAAAATCTTGATCCATTTCTTCAAGTTCTTTTTCAAGTTCCTTGAGGGCAGGTTTCATCATGGCGATTTGCTCGTCGAGAGTCAGATCCAAATAACATTTTAGTAAAGCTGATACGAGGGCTTCGGCTGAGACCTGTCGGCCTTCAAAAACCAATCCTCGTTCAGACAGTTCGATGCAGTTACGCTTAATGCCTTCGTGTATACGAGGCGTTGATCGGGCATTAACTCGCGGTCCAGAGCTTAACGTAGCCATTACTATACGACCCTTTCCACGTGGGACGATTGAGATTTAGACACAAGACGTTCTTGCGTCAATCAGATAGTAGTCCGTCTCGAAACGATTGTCAACAAGAAAGTCAAAAATATTTTTTCTTGGACATGACAGCGTTGACCCCTCTTCTCGTAAGAGGATTTTTGTCAGAGATCAGGTGGATAGACATTTCTGGTTCCACGACCTCCTGCGTATTTTTAAGGGTTTTGTGAAAAACCTGAAAATTTTTTCGCATTTGCTGTTGACATGTTTTGCGTGAACCGATATCTTCCACTATCCCAACTGGGGGATGACGAGAAGTCTTAACGAAGGGAGTCCAGCAATGGATTTAAAGAATCAAGCTGTTGTGTTGGTACGTGCAGGAATCGCCAAAAAGATTGGCAGACCACACTTTAGCTCGTACGAAGCAAACTGCCAGATTGAAATGTCGGTCGATCTTGGGATGGTCACGGACGAGCGTTTTCCACAGTTGCTGGGAGACATTTACGACCGTGTACAAAAAGCAGTGGATCAGCAGATTGCCGAAGAAGTTGGTCGAGACGGAGTCTCTGCCACACCACCTCCTGCCAAGCAAAATCTGATTGAACAGGCGGCTGAACAGCCAACCGTGATCAAACCTGAAAAACCTTTCAGGGATTTCTTGCTGGCTAAGTCTCAGGAACTGGCTGTTGCTCCACAAGGGCTTGTCAAGCACTGGTACAAATGCTTTGTCGATGGCTCGGAAACGGATTTCCAGAAGCAGGGTAAAGCTCTTGCCGACTTGTGGGATGCTGGTCGCGTGGGTCCATTGGTCATGACGGAACGACTTACTCAACAACCTGTTGTCTGATAAGAACTGATCAGGAGGATCAACCATGCTTGTATTGACTCGTAATCCAGGTGAATCAATCGAATTCTTCGGTGCAGACGGAAGGCTTTTAGCCAAAGTCTACTACGTGGAAAGGTGCGGCTTGAATAAGATTCGGGTTGGCATCGAAGCAGAATTAGACGTTCAGGTGGCCCGTTCTGAAATTGTGGGGCGACCAAATTGTGGGAAAAAACTCCCTCACTCTCGAATGGATAAAAGTTCTTAAGAACCATGGAATCAATACGGTTCCCATGTCTTCTGAACAGAAAATGCCATTGATTCAAACGTCCCAATATTGGAGCGGTTTTCCACTGTCGGCCATGAAAGATTTATCACCTAAGAATATTGCTGCATTGCCAGGGCTGGCATCACGTTTACTCGTACTGGACCTGGATGGTCCGCAGGATATGATCCGTGAATTCTTTCAAACTCGACCGTCTTTACCGCGAACTTGGCAAGT